GTAGAACAAACCCAATGGAGGAAACTACAATGGTTGAAAGATTTGGCGATTAAACACAATTGTCCAGTATTATGTTCAGGCGATTTATTTGATTATTGGAAGCCCAGTCCCGCCCTGCTTTCAAAAACGATTGAATACCTCCCTCCAAATTTTTGGGTGGTTTATGGTAATCATGATTTGCCACAGCACAATATGGAGTTAAAAGAAAAATCAGGCATTTATTGTCTTGAAAAAGCTGGTAAATTAAAAGTTTTGCAAGGGGGTCATTGGGGGCAACCCTTTGAAATTTCTTGGCAGGGATTTGTTACTGATACTATGGAACGAAAAATATGTGTGGCACATATCATGACATATCAGGGCCAAGAACCTTTCCCCGGTTGTACTGCTCCAAAATCAGCTAAATTATTAAGACAACACCCGGAATTTGATTTGATTGTAACTGGGGATAATCATAAAACTTTTGTAGAAAAGCATGAGGGACGTTTATTGGTAAATCCGGGCAGTTTATTTCGTTTGACAGCATCTCAATTAAATCATAAACCCTGTGTGTTTTTATATGAGGGGAAGACTAACTCTGTACGCCCTGAATATTACCCAATCGAAAGTGACGTAATAAGTCAGGAGCATTTAGAGGTACAGAAAGAACGTTCAAAAAGGCTTGATGCTTTTATTGAGAGTTTAGATGGGGATTTTGAAGCATCTTTGACATTTGAAGACAATTTGGAAAAAACCCGTCAACAATCGGATATATCTGATAAAGTAATGCAAATCATTTATAAATCTTTAGAATAAAAAATTATGGAAACATTGGGAAAAGCTTCAGTTCAATCAACTGAAAAACAATTAAAATTACAAAAAATACACAGTATGATGTGGGCTAATATAGCTCAATACCACACTCATTGGAGTAAAGAATACATTGAGGGGCTTACTGAACGTCAATTAATAGCCAATACCCACCCGCTTGACAGGTTGGATTTTATTAATCAGTTACAAATCATTAAAAATCGGTAATCATGTGGAATGAAAATCAATTAATGGCTAAGAAAAAAGAAATTGAAAAAGCCAAACAGACTGTATCAGAATTGAGAGGGGAAGAAAAGGCGTTATTAAAACAGTTGAAGGATTTGGGTTGTGATAATTTAGTGGAAGCCCGGGGTGAATTGGAGTTATTGCAGAAAAAAATGGATGCTTTAACTGAAAAAATTACAATCAGTACCGAAGCATTTGAAAAAAATTACCCTCAATAGCTATTCAGTATGAAACCTCGTCAAATATTAGAAAGGTATGTTGTTGAACAAAAATTATTGAAGCAACAACGCCAACAACTACGTGAAAAAATTAAGCAATTAAAGTCCGAAATTGTACTACATGAACAAGCCCGGGAGGTTGTAAAGATAGTAAGCATTAAAACCCAACAACAACTACAGTATCATATTAGTGATATCACATCATTGGCTTTGCAATCTGTTTTTGACAATCCCTACCAATTAGTAGTGGAGTTTGTTGAACGTAGAAATCAAACCGAATGTGATTTAAAATTTTATCGTGATGGCATGGCAATTGACCCCTTAGAAGCTTCAGGTGGTGGGGCTGTTGATGTTGCTTGTTTTGCGTTAAGAATAGCCAGTTGGTCATTGCAAGCCCCTCATTCACGTCCTGTCATCATATTAGATGAACCAATGCGATTTGTAAGCGAAGGACTCAAGGAACGTACCTCATCAATGATAAAAGAAATCAGTGATAAGTTGAAATTACAATTTATTATCATTACCCATGATCCTAAATTAACGTCATACGCCGACAAGACGTTTCAAGTTGTAAATAGAAAGGGGGTGAGTCATGTAAAAGAAATCAATTAATGCAGGGCTTTTGAACAGCCTATAAAGTTACCAAATACACAAATGTAAAGGGGGAGTCTTCTATTCTGAGTAGGACTCCCTTTTTTCAGTTTTAAATGAATTATTAATCCTAAAACGTAGAGCCTAAATTTCATGTTTTATTAAAAAATATTAATTTTACGCTATAAATCAAAAAAACTATTATGAAAACCCTAAGTATTCAAGTAAAGTGGCAAACAGAAAATGATGTACTTAATAATCAATTAGGACTTGAAACCAAAGAAAATAGCTGGTATTGGAAAACTATCAAAATAAACCTTGATAGAATAGCATTTTTTTCATCATATCCACAAAATAACAAAGAATTAACCATAATTCATTTTTCAGCCTTACCGGACGATTGTATTGAAACCAATTTAGAGTGGCAATATCTATCACAAGCATTACAACAAGAGGTAAGCGTAAAACCTATATCATTGAATTAATTTAAAATCATAAAAAATATGAAAAGAACAAAGTTCCCTGAAAAAAAGTTAGGGAGTAGAACACGAGAAGTTAACAAGTTGACAGTAGGTAGGACGTTACAGACTGAGGAGTTTGACCCTAATAAGAGGTACACGATTGAGGAATTAGAAAGTATTATGACGTTCAGACAGATTGATTTTTGCAGGGAGTTGATTAACAATGGATACAATAGAGTCAAGGCATACCAAAAGATTTACAAGAATAATAACTACCAAAGTAGTGGAGCATTAAGCTGTCAGCTTCTAAAGACTCCTAAAATTGCGGCTTATGTGGCCTTAATACGTGAGGACTTTGAAAATTTAGTATATATTTCAAAAGCTCGTCAACTGCAAGAATATATGAAAATTGCATACAGTAATATCAATCAATATCACAATTCATGGATTGAATTAAAAGATTATGAAAAGTTGAAAGCAGAAGACCCCGAATGTATGGCAGCAATCCAATCAATCGAAACTAAGGTTGAGAAAAAGATTGGACCTGATAAAAAACTGATCAACGTGGAATACGTCAAAATCACATGTCATAGTAAGATAGCGGCCTTACAGGCAATTGATGCCTTATTAGGGTACAAGAGTGCTGAAAAGGTTAATATGATAGTTGAGCAACCTTTATTTCCTGAAACCACTTAACCCCATCTTATGTTTATCCGTACCACTGCCATCAATAAACTTTTAAAGCTCAAGAAACGTGTTCGAGTTGTCCCAGGCAGCACTTCAGCAGGGAAAACGTTTGGAATTTTGCCTGTGTTGATTAATGATGCCATTCTTGAACCCGGTTTAGAAATTTCTGTAGTTAGTGAAAGTATGCCTCATTTACGGAGGGGAGCAATGAAAGATTTTTTAAAAATCATGGCTTTAACCAAACGTTTTCAACGAAAGCAATGGAACGCAAGTAATTCAAAGTACACATTTTTGAATGGTAGTTATATCGAATTTTTCAGTGCTGATATGCCGAGTAAAGTGCTTGGCCCACGTCGACATATTTTATTCATTAATGAAGCAAATAACATTGCGTGGGAAACTTATCATCAGTTAGCAATTCGTACATCAAACACTATTTGGGTGGACTTTAACCCTGCTAATGAATCTTGGGCGTATGAAGAGTTAAAGAATGACGATGATATTGAATGGCTCACGTTGACATATAAAGACAACGAAGCATTAGCCCCTGCATTAGTTCGTGAAATTGAAAAAGCCCTACCAAAAGCCTTTTATAATTTCAAATTACCCACCGACAAACTTTTTTCACCCGAAAATATCAAAAATGCTTATTGGAGTAACTGGTGGAAAGTATATGGATTAGGACAATTAGGTATGTTGCAAGGGGTCGTATTTTCCAATTGGAAAATTATTGATGAATTACCGAAAGACGCTCGATTGAATGGTACAGGAATCGACTTTGGGTATTCCAACCACCCCACGGCAATCATTAATCAATACATGCACAATAACAGCCCTATTTATGATGAAATTTGCTATCAAAAAGGGCTTCAAAATGGAACTATTGCTCGCATTCTCCAAAATCATGGATTGTCTAAAAATCATGACATCTTTGCGGATAGTGCCGAGCCCAAGTCAATTGACGAAATAAATACATATGGGTTCTCTGTTCAAGGAGTAGATAAAGGGGCTGACAGCATTTTATTTGGTATTTCCATACTTCAAGAGTGTCCATTTTATGTTACTCGTAGAAGTATACATTTGATCAAAGAATTACGTCAATATTGCTGGGACAGGGACAAAACAGGGGCTTATTTGAACAAGCCTGTAAAAATTAATGATCATGCTATTGATGCCATTCGATATATTGCAATGATGCTACAAGCAAATCGAAAGTACACTGACGAAACAGCTCCTAATGAAGCCCTTTTGTTAGCTTTAAAAATATTTAATTAAATTTACTGAAAATTAGAAACTTAAAATTATAAGAATTATGAATTTACTATTCAAACAAGGACAGACAATTACAGTGAATGGCATCAATTTAGTAATTGGA